ACTTCACTACCAGCCATAAGATCAGCCCACCTAGCAAAATTAGGAACAAGCCCAGATTGGAGGCGACTAGCAAACTCTTGAACACCAACCACTGCAGTTTCGTCAAATATGCGATCATCGCGTCTTTGCCCAGCAGTCTCAGCATAAAAACTTTCACGTTGAGGTAGCGCATACTCATAGCACTCCTCAAACAACGGAACCCAGTTCTCGCGAAAGGACTTGGCTTTCTCATACTTCTGTATGTACTGCTTGGCTGTTTTATCCATTAGCTATATCGCCCTAAAAATCCACCACCTGATGCTTGAAACAAAGATCTACGACCAGAGCCGCCACTCATTCCGCGCTCATCTGTGCGAGACTCTATTGCTTCGCCAATATCTTCACGTTTTTTTTCAGCTTTTTCTTCTATTTCCTTACGTTTCCTATCTTCTGCCGCAATACGCGCATCGGCTGCCGCTTGAGCAGATGCTTGCTTTTCACTTTGACTTGGGCCCAAACACATAGTAATCTCCTTCGTTGTTTTACATTGGTTGGCACAGAAAGAAATTATTTTCAATGCACAATTTAAAGCCTTGACCACAAACCCTGCCTACGCTGCGGCTTCTTTCTGTTGTCAAATACATTAAAACTAGCTTTTGCTACTGTTGCAGACGCTGGTTTCTGGTTGTTTATTAACGCTCTACCCTCTCCAGCACCTAACATTTGGTACTGTAGCGCATCATGTACGTGCGAAAACATATTTTTATCAGGCTTATCTGCGTATCTTTCACCAGAAACCTCCATACGTCTGTACTGATACCCACCTTCAAAGCCCTTTATTAGCTGCTGACAGCGCGGATCTATAAGAAATGCTGGCTTTCCTTCTGTCATTTTCTGTAATTGGGACGCAACACTCTCTAATCTTAGGTCAACAGAATTAGACGGAGCAGGAAAAGCACGCAAACCAGCACCACGCAGTATGTGAAAGGGCGTTGATTCATCAGTTTGAGCGCGGAAATCACCAGCAGGGTCGCCATATATAAATACCTCCGAACAAGTTGAGAACCTAGTAGCTATCTCTTGGCGCAAAACCTCTGCAAATCTAACGATACCCATGTCAAATGCAACAATTTCTTGCTGTATTAGCCACCTACCACGTACCTTTTGCCCCATTGTAGCAGCAGGTGTAAGCCCAAAATCTATACCAATGTATAGGGGAAGCCCTGCAGCGATAGGTATTTCTTCTTTTGCTACGTGCATATCGCTAGCAAACATCTGATAGATAGGTTTACCTTCTTGGATAGAGCCTAATTTGTTCATAACGTATACGTCAATCCAGCTTTTCGTCTTACCACGTATCAAATTAGGGTAGTAATCCTGACGCATATACTCCCTATTCTCTGCTACATCGTTAGGAACGTAGTCATCTATCTCGCCATCTTCGTCAAACTTCTCAATCATACCGCTGGGTTGGGTGTAAAACGACCAGTTGTCGGGCTTCACCAGCATTTTTGCCTGATCTCTAGGAATATGGTCAGGTACTGGGACTTCGCCAGACATAATAGGCCACCAATGATCTTCTTCTGGAGCGTTGGTATCACAGATAACGCCTGTCCAAGTAGCTCCGCCATCGCGCATGGAAGGGAAACGACCTACACGCATGGTACATGCATCGATAATTGACTTAGGAATCTCTCTTGCTTCGTTAACCCATATGCCTGTTAGCTCTAAAGATAGCAATTTCTTGACATCTTCTGGCCTATCAAGTGCTAAGAAGAGGACTTCAAGCTCCAGATCGCCTTTTTTTATCATATGTGTATAGGGAACTGACCAAGTAAACTTACCCCAATCCTCTTCTGGGAACCAATCAAGCCAAGTTTTTATGGTTGTGGTCTTTAACTGTGGGTTTGTATTACGTATTATTGCCCATCTGCTGCGGCGTATTCCTTGTTTATTAGGCTTCTGCGCTAGTGCGCGTCTAAAAATTTCTACGCAACAAGACACTGACTTGCCAGAACCAACAGGCCCACGAATGCCACGAAAGAATGTGTCGTCTTTCATAAACGCCTTAACAACTTCTCCATCTGGCCTGTATTTAAAATCTATCACTTATCTAATATCTTATTATCTATGCCAACTTTAATCATTCTTGCTGCAATTTCGGGGCCAATAGCCTCAATAATCTTGTCAGCTTCGTGATCTGTCTGAAAATCTTTAGGATGATGCTTCATATGTACTATGCGCACCACCCTACGTAGTGTATCGCGCTCTTTAGGCTGCAATGTGTTGAGAAAACTCACAGTTACTTTTCCTTTTTAAAAGGTGTCGCTCTAGTTTTTCGTTCTTTCTTAGGCTTTGCTGCCTCTTTTACCTCTAGCAGAGGCTTAGAATCGCGTGTGCGCGTCTTTCCAGAGTAGGTCATACCAGCTAATTCGTGTGTGTCACCCTTATATGGGTCACCATTTTTAAATGTCCAAGCCATTATTTATCCTTTTTTAATAAAGTTTTCTTCTTAGGGAAGCCAGCTTTCATATTTTTGTAAGCCTTGTCGCTAATAGTAGAGTTCTTCTTAGATCTACTAATCCCTTTTTTCTTACGCTTATTTATGTTTGCATATAATCCTTCAGGCATTTTTATTTTTATTCCTTTTGCTAATGGCTGCTGCTTTTGACTTAGCATCAGCTTTTGACGATGCTCCCCATGCCTTTAGGCTAAGAAGAAGTCTAGTGGGTTTACCCTTAGAGTCACGCTCTGGCCCCTTCATACCACCCATTCGTGCTAAGAAAGAAGCTCTCCTTGGGTTATCGCCAGACTTAACTGGAGCTTTAAGCGTACCACCCTTATAACTAGCACGCCCTTTAGCATTAAGACCACCCTTGGGATTCTTCCCTTCTTTGCGTGCCCATGCTGGAGTCTTACTCATTTGTTATACGGCATTAAGAGAGATCTAGCGGCTAAACCTTTAGTCTTCTTAACATCCTTCATTGTTGAACTAGGGGCATCACCTTTTCTCTTATCCCCCATTGCTAGGGAAGGTAAGTCACCATAGTCCTTCTTTTGCTTCTGATATATATCTTCAGTCATCTTAGATATTCCACCACCACACATCATTTAGCCTCCTTCTTATATCCAGTACTCTTTAATGCCTCTTTAGCCTTAGAGTTGTCTGTGCTGTTGTCAAACGTCTCTGGAACCTTATCACCAAATCTACTCATTTACAAAACCCTTTTTAATCTAAATATTTTTTCAAGCTTTTTTCGCTAATCATGTGAGTGAGGGACGTAACATAACTTAGTGCCCGAGAGTTTTGACCCCCCACCCCCTTATCCTAAGTCTATTGACACCTTGATGTCCCCTGCCAATTGCACCTGAGATCTATCTATCGGCTTAAACCCTGCCCTATCCAGTAAATCCTTGCTAGCTTCCAGCTGTACGTACTCACTCTTAGCTTGCTTAGCTAGCCCTGCCAACTGATGCACAGCCGCAGGAGCATGTCTGCTAAACTCCTTCGCCACCACTTCCATCATATACTGTTGCACATGGGCTAGCTTCATACTCTTCTGTGCAGTAACTCTTCCGCTGTCGCCTTGCGCATAGCCAGCTTCTTGACTGGCCTGAGTAAGATTACCACCATTTGCTACATATGCATCAACCAATGCAGTCTGTTTATCTGTTAGTTTTCTTTGTGTAATGTTGCTCATATCATCTCCAATTGTAGCCCCCCTCTCCCTCTCTCCCCCCATGTTTAGCACTACAAATACACCCTGTGTCAACGCACAAAACAGATGTTGCATGTTAATGGCGATTATTTTTGTTCCAAAAATACCGTTCAATCGTCAAGTGACAGAGCCTAAAGTCTCTGCCCTGCGGGCTTCAATCACTATCGCGGTGCTTATCTCTTCTTCTGCGCTGAACACTAGCCGTTTGATCGGCTCTACAAGGATGCTTGAACTATGTTCGTCGGTGAACAACATTACATGGCAACTTGCCTTCAGCAAGTTGGCTACACTTCATGTTGTCCAACGAGAACAGAGTCCTAGTAGCATCCTTATTCGCAGATCAAATGTATTAACATACACACACATGAACCCCCGTGCGGATTCTGCCTCGCTTCGCAACATAAAATACAGTCCGTCAACCCCTCATGCTCATTCACAAGAGTTCATTTGCGCGTGAGAGGTAATGAGATTATCAATTTTTCTTTTAGAAAAATGGTCGCTTTGCTTAATCTCAATGACTGACAGTATTTTCCGTGCATATGTATTGGCATATCCACAAGGTGGTCTTGTGTGAGTATTAATATAAGAGGAAAGACATAATGAATACAAAAGAAAACTATGTAACATACACAGTATACATGCTACCTGAAGGTACGATTACTCCAAGAGTTAGATATGTAAAGTTAGATCAGATAGAGGCACGTGCCGCAGTCAAGTTTCATACTAAACGAGATAATTGTCACCACTTTATGGTAATAGATGAAGAATTTACAATAATATAGATATAAGAAGTTTGCCTGCCCCGATGACTGACAATAGTCAAGGGTTCCCTTTGGCTTGCGCCCTTGACTATCATCAGTCTTCGGTGCTGGCTGAGTAACATAAGTAAAATAATAATATATAGAGGATATATAAAATGACTAATTTAATAGATACAGTAATTGAACAATACACAAACGATACAGAGTTCTTTAGCACAAAGAAAGATGGATGGTATCAAGACGACAGCATGACCTTTTTGCGTCAAAAGAAATTGCAACAAGAGATACGTTTCTGTGAGTTCTGGATTCCCAGTCAACAACGTAGGTATGATACAGCAAAAAGGTGGGTTTCACATTGGTTAAGACGCCGCAATGGTGATGAGATCTCTGAGAATAATTACCAAGGCTCATTGGCTCATGCCAAAGCTGAGCAATACAATGTGGAATTCTTGCAAGCTCAATTAGATACGGCACAACTCGCATATAAAGAAGAGTTTGATGAAGTATATACTACTGTTGCTGACTCTAATGTTGCACCAGATGGTACACCACCAGAGATAGATGAGAAGACTAGGCTAGAATTAGCCGCGCATGGTATCTCACCTGATGGTACATTAATTGTTTAAAGATATAATGATAGGCTTGGTCATGGGTATTACCCTTGGCCTTGCCCTTTTTATTGGTGTGTACTTTTAGAAGACACGCCAAGGAATTGTTTGCACTGCGCGTGTGCTAGTGCTAACATACTGAATAGAAATGGAAAACAAAATGAGGAATCAAATGGAAAAAGAAACGATGTTTAACACGCCAGATTACGAGGCGTTAGAATTCTTATTCAATACAATGTTTAAATATATTGAGAAGCCTAACGACTTTGATAAGCCGTATACAATTATATCACTGATGCAAATCAAAAACTTTATAGTGGAGAAGCACAATGAAACACACACAACTGATTAAGTTTATGCGTGAAGACTTAGGTCTTCAAGGCTACTCGTATAAAGTATTAAAACTTGTAATGAAAACTAGCTCATCAGTAATTGCTGAGAAGATTGATCATCATCTTGCTCAAGAAATTATACATCAAGATGGTGAGCGTCATCCATATCATGCTTATCGAAGAGAAGCATTCATGTATAAAGTAGCGGCTCAGTTCTTAGATCTGCATCCGAACGAAACAATAGAGGAGTATTACCCATGATAGAAGTATACGATTGCTTTCAACGCACATGGTGGAAAGACAACAGCGACTGGCCTAATGGTTTAGAACCACATGCTGGTCGTAAGAATTTCTTTTTCAGAAATGAAATAGGAAGTGAGACACACGCCTTCTTTACTGAAGAGGAGGCTGTGGATTTTTGTAGACAGTGGAACGACACGCATGATGCAGGTCGATATAGCTGTAAAGCAGAGTACCAAATCAGGCCAACGCCTGATGATTCAGTACCATTTTAGAGGAGATAATAATG